ATCATCGTCATCATCATCGTCATCATCATCAGAATCATCATCAGCTTCCTCAGCTTCCTCAGCCTGATTGATGATTTCCTCTGAGATTTCTTCCTTAGTAGGCTCAGTGCTAGCGAAATACTTCATAGCTGGTTACGCTCCGACCGGACGGAAGTCCGTAACTTCGTTAATCTGACGGTTCTCGTAGAGTTTGTTACCGATGTAAGCACGGAGCTTACGACCCTTGCAAGCTGAGAAGTCATATTCCTTATCAGCCTCAATGTCCTTACCACCATTCATCGCTGTGAAGAATGGAATGGCGATACCCGGTGCCTTCTCATTGAAGACCTTCATAACCTTGACATCCTTGAAGGGACCATCCTCAAGAATCTGCAAGTCTACGCGCCAGTTCTGAGAGTCTCCCTTCTTGGAAGTCTCCTCAGTGATATCGGCCACGTTGACCATATACCAACCCGGCTCCACCAGCTTACCCTTGAGAAAGTCGTCGCGTGTAATTCTGAGTTTCACAGCACACTCCACTAACTAGTCTTGCGTTTTTGTTTTGTTGCGTTAAGGTTCGGTTTGGTTTGTTATTTTTACTAGTAGCGCATTCGTTACACCCTCCTTATATTGAGTGGGCCATCTAGGATTTGAACCTAGGACCATCAGATTATGAGTCTGCTGCTCTGACCAACTGAGCTAATGGCCCGTTACTTAACTGGAATCACAGCGAGAAGCTGGACGATTAGCATCAGCAATACTGCTACCCATAGTGGCAGCTTACCTAGAGTGTGTGCTATGATGCATACAAACGCTGCTAGAAGTAGAAGTAGTGTGATGGTAATCATTGTTTATCCTACGTCTGCTACCGAATCAGGGTCATTAAAGACTACAGCCTTGATTGCCCACATTGCCGTAGTCTCAAGGTTAGTGATAGCCACCGCCCTCTGTCTAGACTCAGGACAGACTTCTTGAATCAGTTTCTCCATCTCAGAGAACGCTTCTCTAAGCTGGTTTATCTGATACAGACCTTTCGCGCTCGGCTTGTGATAGGCGTATGGCTTGTCTATTGGCATTAGATTCTCCACCGGGTCTATGAGACTTCTCGTTTGTATTGAAGTCCTTAATGATATCATTCACTGCGCTCATCAGCTTTACTTCTCTAGGCCACAGTGGTCTACCCTCAGTAGTCCATTTGAATTCCTCATACTCTAGAGTAGCAGTAGGATTCTTCAGGTCATCCCCGTCGAGGATAATACTCAGTCTGATAATCATGGTTAGCTCATGAATGGAGAGGGTTCAGTCTCCGCTACTTCAGGTGCCGCGGCATTCTCTTTGAACATAGCTTTGTAATCGTTGATGTATGCCATCAACTGTGGATACAGGAACTTCTCAGGACTAATGTTATTCTTATCCTGAGTCAAGTCAAGTTCATCAGGCAGGGGCAGTGCAGTCTTAGCCCAATCATCAGCACTGTTGGTAGTGCTAGCCATATACTCCATGCCACCTGAGATTCCGGGCCGGGCATATAGATGGTAGAACTCATCAAAGTAGACTGGAATCTTAGCGGCAGGTTTCTTACCACCAGTCAACAGACTACGCTTGACAGTTTCTTTCTTTGACTTCAGGTCAGAACTCTTAGTCTCTACTACGTGGGCAGTGAGGATAACATTACACTTCAGGCCACGTAGCGCATCAAAGACTTGGGTGAGAGCACCATCTTCCATAAGAAAGTCTTCGATGCCAGCCAGCTTGACGCCGCCTATCATCTTACTCTTACGGTCTTTGTCTGCATCAGATAGTGAAGTCCCCGCCGTCATGATACTCTGAAGCATAATCATATCAGCCAGTGCAGTCAGGCTATCAATGATGATGGTATCATAGGGACAGGACTTATACATTTCCTCTAGCTTGGCAGCAAACCGAGGATAGTTACGATGATAAGTATCGAAGCTGATACGCTTTGCATATGGCTGGCGACTATGAAATAGAATGACAGGTGCCATCCGATTATCACAATCGAATACATATGTATCGCCACCCATAGCAAAGCTAGCAGCTTGGATAGTCTTACCTGCGCCGGGGTCAGACTTCAACCCCATGAAGATTCGCTTACCGATTACGACATCAGATAGTTTCACCAAGCACCTGCACTTTCAGAGTTACAATCTTAACTGTCAGGATTACTTCCTGTTTCTCAGTATCAATCTGAGATTCTACTATCCTCAATACATGAGGCTCGGCTCCATCAGGGAACCATTGGCTAGTATCACTTAGCACAAGTCTAACATTCATCGGTGTCCTCGCTTCCGCAGACTCTCCAGAGATACATACTGGTCATGCTTAGTCACTGGTCTAATCTCAAGAAAGTATCTGAGCAGATTAACTAACCACGTCAGCATCTGGTTTCTCCAAGTCTACGATACCATTGAGAACATCAAATGGATTAGCATCTTGGTCTACGCTTCTCTTAACTGGACTCCACTTCTCTCCCTTCACATACTTAGTATCCATCTTCCACTGTCTAGCATCAGGCGTGCAGTAACACAACTCTGTGAACTGACATCCACTCCACTTATCACATGAGGTGAAGTTCATAAGATACTGGTCCATGTGATAGGACAGGATGAATCTCTTAATCCATCCGATAGTATTCTGCTGCCACTCCTCTATGTTAGACAGGTTATATGAGATGACAAACCGCTTGAACCTATCCTTCGGTCCATAGCTAGTCTGGAATCCAATCTCATTCTTAACTACTGTCCTCTTATCCAATGCCCAACAGTATCCGATGAACTGATTATTCAGAGGATGTGGATTCTTACTACGAGATGTAAACTTGTGGTCTACGATAGCCTCTGGCACATTACCGCCAGCAACTTCAGTAACCAAATCAACCTTACCCTCATATACAAATACGAAATCCTCATCCTCATATATAATCTTGGAGAATCCCATCTCAACAAAGAGTGGTTCCCATCCATCAGAATTATAGTGAAGCATGTAGTCTCTGCAATTGCTTATGATATTCATGGATACAGACATATCCATTTGCAGAGTGGGAGCGACGACGGCCCCAACTTGGCAGGACTTATCTACTATCTCAGCTAGACTCAGGTCTAACTTACCCAAACGCTTGAGTCTCTTAGCTCTGTAGTATGCCTCGATGATTACATGCCCAAGACTACCCTTCTCTAATGCTTCAGCCTTTTGTGCAGGCCGGAGGTTAAGTAGATACTGGTAGCGCATCATCATATCACAGCTCTGTAGAGTATTAAGCTGTGACGCATCAATGACTATGATTTGTTTCTTGTTTTCAGGTTCGGTTTGATTAAGTTCGTTCGACATTTGTAGTCCTGTTTGTTATGTTCTTAGTAGTCAAGGCTTTCTTTAGACCAACTAGTCTAGCCCGTGAGTAATCGTTATCATACTCAGCATGGCCTATCTCTATCAGGAGATTATCACGGTGTAATCCAACACCAATCTTCTCAAACATATCCTCTATAGTTCTGAGCCGGGCCATTAGTTAGAGTCCCTTCCCTGCCTCATAGAATAGTCTATCAGCTTAGGATGTCCCGACTTTCCACAGCAGTTACAGAACACCACAGTTTCCTCTATATGTAGATAGCCAGTCCCATTAGCAGGTTCTAGATTCTCATCACCACAGAACTGACAGATAAGATGATAGGCTGTAGCCTTTTGCTTACCGTCATTGTAGAGAACCATTACCATTATTCATTCTCTCTTATATACTTCCTAACCTCATCTGATATTAGCTCAGACATATGGACTATGTAGTTACCTAGATACTCCACAAGAAACTTACATCCACATGCTATACAATGTTCTTGGATAGGAACATGCTTGCCGCAATCTGGACACTTGATTGTGTCAGGCACATACAGTATAGTATCCTTTGGTAAATCCTTAGTCAGCTTTAATTTGAATGACATCGGATTCTGAGGCAAGGGCATCGTCATCCCTTATAGATATAGGCAGATGATGACCATTATGTAGACTAGAGTTATCATTAGCAACAGCTCTGTCCACAAAGGAATTGATTTTGTTGACCGCTTCATGTAGAATCGAATCATCATAGTGTATGTAGCTCTTGTCAAAGAATTTCTGAATAGCTTCAGCCTGTTCCTTACTGAGTATCAGATAATCTAAGGCTGTCTCCGGTATCTCAGTCATGTTATTACTCCGTAGCTTTTCTTTTCTTTAATCTAATCCTCAAGTAATTAGTTTGGGGTGGAGGTTTAGGTGCAGGTTCTAGTTTTTTCTTAGCCACCGGCGCCGTGCCTAGCATACATTCTTTACTACAGAAATGATATGTGATTAGCCTCTGTAGTTTCTTAACCTTAGTAACTGTGAACCACTCACTAGTAGTAGCTGTATCCATATGCTTATGGCAACCAGCACAGACTAGTATCATCTTACTTGATAGTGATTCCCTTATTCTGCATCTCCTGCCGTGCCCATTCCTTCAGGACTTCTACATTCTTAGTATTGTTAGCCTTATCCTCACGTGAAAGATTCATGAGTTCACTAGTAGTGGAGCAACCATAGACAGGGCTGGTAATGTATTGCAGCGTTGTCATTTCCATTGGTATCTCCTGAAATAGAAAACCCCGGATACTTAGATTAAGACTGTATGAAGTCTAAGTATCCGGGTTATAGACTGAAGTAGACTGTCCACTTTATAGGACACTGTCTACTTTTGGGGACATCCCCTCATTATATTACACTGTGCTACCGGCTGAGTCAAGACAATTAGTGTCCTATTTAGTGGACACTTTTATTCTTTACTCATAGACTTTGCGTCTGCCCGGCTTGCGTTTATGGATAACTATATTATCCTGCGCCGGACTCTGCACACATGATATCTGCACACGTTCCACTGCACACTTTCCACTGCACTGGACAGACTTGGGTGGTAGTATTCTACGGAGCCGGGCCTCAATCTTAAGAACCTGATTGGCTCTATGTGCAGCAACTAATGCACCCCACCATATATCAGATATAGAATCTCCATGCCTTATCATACGGACTACTTCCCGTCCTTTAAGCATGGCATGTAATGCCCACGTATCCTGCCCGGCCCGTAGAATCTTAGTCATTAGCTATTGTCCGGCCTGTATGAGTGGATAACTTTAAGCTCTGCCCTGACAGCCACCCAGAATCTGTCATCCATATCATCTCTACACCAATACTGCATATTGAATGTGAGATACATAGCATTGGCAAAGCCAAGCCGTGCATAGAAATCTCTAGCACGCTGGATAACTGCAAGCTGTGCTATATCTCTACGCTTGAGATAATGTCGGTCGAGAGTATCTAAGACTTCTCTTGTTAGTCTCATGATTTAGAAGCACGTATCACAAGTGCAATGTGAATACTTACCAGACTTGCACCTATCACTAGCCTTATGTCTAGGTGCAAAGATATCTGATATCAATTGTCCGGCCTGAAGTTTAGGATAGTATATCTCCTGACACATCTTACAATCAGGGTCTAACTCTTTCATCTGCTCTAGACTATGGATGTATGTCTCTCGACCAGTCATCGTTTCTTCCCCATTATATCTAGCTTGAAGTAGTCTGCCACAATCTCATGAATCACCCATGA